TCAACTTCATCGGTCTGACATTCGTTGCTACTCGCACGGGCGTCTCCTTTAGTGAAGTCGTCGGTACTGTCTGATCATAGGAGATCCTAACAATGGCTTTAGACAAGAACATTTTTTCAATTCGCAATAACACAAGGTCGATTGACTCTTTCAAATCTCGTTTGATCGGTGGTGGTGCCCGTCCTAACCTCTTTGAGGTTGAGATGGACTTCCCCTCCGTGGCAGGAGATGACAGTGCTATCTTCCCAGACATCAAGGATGACAGTTATCGTATGATGATCAAGGGAGCACAAATCCCTGCATCTAACATCCAAGAAGTGGTGGTCCCTTTCCGGGGTCGTCAACTCAAGGTTGCTGGTGATCGTCGCTTTGAACCTTGGACCATCACTATTATCAACGATGGTGATTTCAAACTGCGTGAAGCGTTTGAGAAGTGGGCAAACTTCATCACCAAAGTATCTGATGGATCTGGCACCGTCAATCCTTCTGACTACTATGCTAACTGGGTTGTGAACCAACTTGGTCGTGCTTCAACTGACCTGTCAGTTTCTGGTGACTCTAATCCCGCAAAGATTGAAGTCCTCCGTCGCTATCAAATGGTGGGTTGTTGGCCTTCTTCTGTGGGTGCTATTGAACTCACTTATGATGCACAAGATGTGATTGAAGAGTTCCAGGTCACAATGCAAGTCCAGTGGTGGCAGGCATATGATGGTCAGAGCAGGCAATCGGTGGTCTGATAAATAGGTAAATAAGAACCTACTAATATTATTATGGCCAAACTTTTTGGTTTTTCACTTGATGATGCAGATAAAAAGTCTAAAGGTGTAATCAGTCCCGTCGCTCCCAGTAATGAGGACGGTTCTGATTACTACCTTTCTTCTGGTTTCTATGGTCAGTATGTAGATATTGAAGGTGTTTTCCGTACAGAGTTTGATGTTATCAAACGGTACAGGGACATGTCTTTGCACCCAGAGTGTGACACTGCTGTAGAGCATGTTGTCAATGAGGCAATTGTCTCAGATCTAAATGATTCCCCTGTGGAGATTGACCTGGACAACCTCCAGGTTGGTACATCACTAAAAACAGTTATTCGCAACGAATTCAAAGCAGTAAAGGATCTGCTTGAGTTCGATAAAAAGTCTCATGAGATTTTCCGCAACTGGTATGTTGACGGGAGACTTTATTATCATAAAGTAATTGACTTACAAAAACCTGACGAAGGTATCAAAGAAATACGTTATATTGATGCTCTCAAAATCAAATTGATGAGGGTCAAACCCCCACAGGAAAAAGGAGTTGCTCAAAATCTTCCTTCCAATGAGAAAGATGGAGAAGTTGTAACTAGAGATACTAAGATCCAAGAGTTTTACACTTACTATCCTGCCGGTGTAACCCAAAAGTATGGTTCTGTTGCAGGTAAAGGTGTCCGTATTGCAAAGGATGCCATCTGTCATGTCCACTCTGGTCTAATTGATCGTAACAAAAAAATTACCCTTTCTTATCTACACAAGGCAATCAAGGGTCTGAATCAACTGCGTATGATTGAGGACTCCCTCGTCATCTACCGTTTATCGCGTGCACCTGAGCGTCGTATTTTCTACATCGACGTTGGTAATCTACCAAAGGTCAAGGCAGAACAGTATCTGCGTGATGTGATGAGTCGTTACCGTAACAAGTTGGTGTATGACGCCAACACTGGTGAGATCAAAGACGACAAGAAGTTCATGTCCATGCTGGAAGACTTCTGGTTGCCCCGTCGTGAAGGTGGTCGTGGAACTGAAATTACTACCCTGCCTGGTGGTCAGAATCTAGGTGAACTTGGAGATATTGAATACTTCCAGAAGAAACTATATCGTTCACTAAATGTTCCTGAGTCCCGCATTGGTGGTGATACTGGTTTCAACATGGGTCGTTCTAGTGAGATCCTACGTGACGAACTAATGTTCAGTAAGTTTGTAGGTCGTCTCCGCAAACGTTTCTCTGCTCTTTTCCTTGATCTACTGAAGACTCAGTTGATCCTCAAAAACATCGTTACTCCAGAAGATTGGAATAAGATGGCAGAGCACATCCAATTCGATTATCTGTATGACAATCATTTTGCTGAGTTGAAAGAGACTGAGTTGATGAACGAGCGTCTCAATATTATGACTCAGATTGAACCATACATCGGTACTTATTACTCACGTGACTATGTGAAGCGTAAGGTCTTGCGCCAGTCTGATGAAGAGATTATCGAGATGGAGCAAGAAATGGAAGAAGAGAATGCGACTGGTGTTGGAGTTCCTCTTGAAACTCAAAATGCGATCATGCAAGGTCAAATGGAAAATGGTCAATTAGGCAAAGATTCTGTGGCAGATGACATGGATTCTAGCGCGGCAGAACCTCCTACGTTAGAGATCAAGAAAGCGAAGATATAAATAACCCTAGCGTTTCTACTATTTTATAATGGATACTAATGAATTGCTTGACATGATGGGCAGCGGTGAAAGTTCACCGTCCGAAATCAATGATGCTATCAAATCTCTTCTTTATCAAAAATCAGGAGAGAAGGTCCAGGAGGTAACTCCTGCCGTAGCAGCAGCCACTTTTGGTGATCAGTCAGATGGTGATGAACCGGTAGATACTGTTACTGACCCTGAACCAGAATCGCAAGAGGAAGAATGAGCGCATCACAACCACTACATTTGGTGGCAGACCACGGTGAACTAACTAGTGCGAATGCTACTACTGCTGCATCAGGTGCAAAGATCGTAAAGACTGGCATCTTGTATGTTGCCTGTAGTTCTGAGAAGAAGAGTGGGCACATTTCTGTGTGCAACACGATCGCTCAAGCAGGTGTTGGTTCTTTTCATGTTGAAAAGGGTCATGACTTCCTTTATCGTTACGGGCACCCTTCTAACGCTAACGTTACTAGTGCAACTAAAGCAAACCCTTGTGTACTGACACTTGATCGTCAAGACACCAAACTTCGTGTTGGTGATTATATCACTATGACGGGTTCTGCGGTTGGTGGTTATAATACCGAAATTGCTCACGTGGAAGTGACAGCAGTCTCTTCTCCTCAACGGCAGAACGGTTACGGTATGACAATTACGGTAGATGCCGATACTTCTAGTCTCGGTGATTTTACAGGAACTGCCACGGTTTCTAGGTCTGTCATTTTTAGAATGGCACCTGAAACTTCTGATGGTTCTACTATGCATCTTCACGAGGTACAACTAGGATGAAACTAATTTCTGAGGAAATTGAAGCAGTAGATATTCTTACTGAAGAAAAAGACGGTAAGAAGACTCTCTATATTCAAGGTCCGTTTCTTCAAGCGGAAGTGGTAAATCGCAATAAGCGTTGCTATCCTCTTGCCACTATGTGCAATGAGGTAAAACGTTACAACGAATCTTTTACCAACAAAGGTCGTGCACTTGGTGAATTGGGTCATCCTGATGGACCCCATATCAATCTTGACCGAGTGTCTCATAAGATTGTTTCTCTCACTCAAGAGGGTAACAACTTTGTAGGTAAGGCACAAATTTTGTCTACCCCCATGGGCAAGATTGCTGAGTCTCTCATTAGTGAAGGTGTGAAACTTGGAGTATCTTCTCGTGGTATGGGTTCTATCACCTCTCGTGATGGAGTCAACTATGTCGGCGAAGATTTCATGTTAGCAACTGCTGCTGATATTGTTGCCGATCCTTCTGCTCCCGATGCTTTTGTAGACGGGATTATGGAAGGTAAGGAATGGGTTTGGGAAGGAGGTATTCTTCGCGAGACTCAGTGCAATCAGATCAAAGAGAGCATAAATACCGCTGTAGATCAAAAAGTCTTGGAGGCACACAAGTTTCGCTTGTTTGCTAAATTCCTTTCAGATCTATAAATATCTAAATAATAACAGTATAACTAGGAACTACGGAAGCTAACCGATGGCTGCGAAAAAACATCTAAATGAAATGGAGAACCAGGTTACTAAGGGTGCCAAATCAGCAGAACCTATGCCCAAGGCCCCAAACTATGTACCCGATAACGGTGCAGTTGAGGACCTCGGCGGACCTACTCCTACAAACGCAAAACCAACCGACGACAGTAACAAACTGAAGACACCTAGTGCAACTTTTGCACAGACGGGTGATCCTCATTTCCGCAATGCCTCTGGCACGGTGCAACTGCCTGGACCTGCTGCTCTCAAGAGCACCGGTTACGGTGAAGAAGTTGAGACCGAAGAAGAAGTTGTTGCTGAAGCTCCGGTTGCCGACGAAGAAACCGTAGTTGCCGAAGAAGAAGAAACATCTAACGAGATCACGATCGACGTGACCGAAGATGTTGCTGCTCTTCTAGAAGGCGAAGAACTTTCTAAAGAGTTCCAAGAAAAGACCGCAACGATCTTTGAAGCTGCTGTACGTAGCAAGATTGATCAAGTGGCAGACACTCTGGAAACTCAGTTCCAGGAAGCATACGACCAAGAAATTGTTGCTTTCAAATCTGAGTTGACTGAGCGTGTTGATTCATACCTAGAGTTCGTTGCAAACGAGTGGATCAACGAGAATGCGCTACAAGTCGAAACTGGAATCCGAGGTGAACTTTCGGAATCCTTTATGACGGGTCTCAAGACCCT